GCCATACGAAGATCATAGAATCTAAAATACTGTGAACCCATAGCACCATAAGCAGAGTTCAGAGTAACTTTCTTTGCCAACTGTAGATTATTGTATCGTGCAATCAGTTTTTCAATTTCAAATTTCTTTCTTGGATCACTTTCATTCTCATAGTCTTGCTGAGATTTCAACATCAACTTTTTGAACTTCTTACGATCTTCATACATTTCTACCATCATCTCTGGCAGAAAACCTTGTTTAGTTGTATGGAAGAATTGACCATTTGGTGTGATCGTTATTCCATCCAGTTTGCTTGTATCCAATTGTTTAGCAAGTAATTTATTCACATTTGCTTCGGAAGCAAGTGTGGACATATAGTCACTATAATCTTCATTCTCAATCAATGTTTCTGGTGAAATATTGTATTGAATAATTAAGTGAGGATACAGAGAGTTCAAGTCAAACGATGCAACCCAGTCATGCATACCAACTTGTGGATCTTTAACATACGCACCCTCAAATGCTTCACTCTTACTTTGTGATGTGCGAGGTGGTACGATAATCTTCTTCTCCAGAAGGTGATTATAGATTAATGCATCCCACATTCTAGTTTGAGCAAACACATCCTCAAAGTTTGTCTTGGTATCATATGCAAGAGTAATTGCCAACTCAATCAGTTTCAGTTTATCTTCAAGTTTCACAACCAGTTCAACGTCTTTGATGTTGTACTCAATAAACTTTTGGTGATCGAGTTTATACAACTGATGAAGGTTATCATACTCATCAAAAGAGAGTTTGTTCTCACCAAGTTCTACGTTAGCAATAGAGTCCAGTTTGTATGATTCTTGTGAGTTACCACCAGGTGCATACCAGCGATAGAGTTCAAGATAGTCGAGTGCAGAGATACCAACGATCTCATGGATCAATTGCTCTCTACCTTTGAATGTAGCATTCCGTGTGAATGTGTTACCCCACGGAGAAAGTTTCTTTACACTATCTTCGCCAAGTAAACGTGTAAACCTATTGATAATGTAAGGAATATCAAAGAACTTGATATTCCAACCAGAGATAATATCAGGATAGTTATTTGACCAATCAGCAAGGAACTTTTTACAAAGATCGATTTCGTCCTTACATTTAATATATGTTTCTTCACCTTTAACCTCATAATCACCACAACCATATACTGTGGTACCACCATTCAATTGTTGAACGCCGATAGCCGTGATTGGTTCTTGTGCTTTATGTGGATCAGGAAAACCATTCTCCGATCCAACCTCAATATCAATTATAACAACAGATAGATTAGAAATATCCCAATCGACGATGCCTCTATGATTGTCTGCGATAAAGGCATATTCATAACGTGTATTACCATATATTTTGAAATTCGAAACATCTCCATACCTCTTTACAAAGTCACGTGCTTCACGAACATTCTCAAACGTCATCGGTTCAAGATGTTCACCAAACAGCGTTTTATATGCGGTGGGTTTTTTAGCAGGCAAAAACAGAGTCGGAGAGTAAGTGATTTTCTCTTTTACTCTCCGACCGTTGCTTACACCACGATACAAGACATGATTGCCTTGTACGACAACATTTGTGTAATATTTACTCATTCATAGTTTTCATTATAGTTTTAGACCAGCAGGTGCTAGTTCGATGCGACTAAACATTCTGCGATATTGTTCCAGTAGATCACTGACTGGAGTTGTGATACAGAAAACTTGTGATTGTTTGATAGTAATACCTTTATCAAACTCTTCAGTATAAGCAAGATATGGTGCAAAACCCACACCACCTTGATCGTTAGCATTCCGTGGTGGAACAGCAATTACTTGAACTGGATTTTTAACCAGTACACCAACATCACCTTCATCAATGACTTCTGCGATGATTGTTTGTTGTGTGTTGAATGTGATTAGTTTAATGTTACTCATGCTGCTACTCTCATTGAAGTTTCGAGGACATCAAGTGTCACCCATTTTTTAGGAAACAACATCTCACGACCACGGAAGTCGGTGATGTCATACGTAGGATCGTCAACCAGACCGATCAACTCAACTTTGTTATCAAACTCACGATAAACAACATCGTACTTATATGCTTTAGGATACTTTGGATTTGTTTCTGCGATTTGTTTTGCTACTTTAGTTGTGCTACTCATAGTGAACTCCATAAAATTGAAACTATAAACAGTATATCAAGTCTCTTGTTGTTTGTCAAGTTTATATACATCTATACCGCAATTTTTTAGAAATTGTGTACCTCCATTGGCACTCGGATATTCATTGCGGTAATATACCTCTTTGATTCCTGCTTGGTGTATGATTTTAGCACATCCTAAGCAAGGTTCGTGGGTAACAAATAATGATGCGCCTTCAGATGAATTAGTAGAACGGGCAATCTTCGCTAGAGCATTGGTTTCAGCATGAAGTACCTCACGCTTGGTTTTTTTTCGTGACCAACCATGAACAAGTTCGGTAAACCCATTTTGTAGCATCCATTCATCAGTTGCCTGACATTCTTCCTTGAGGACATATTCAATATCTTCACAGACATTATCCCAACCCGATGGCATACCGTTATACCCGATACCAATGATGGTGTTGTCTTTTACAACTACGCAACCGACATGGAGTCTAGTTGCTGATGAAAGTTCGGCATATACCTCTGCCGCCTTCATATGGGCTTCAATAAATTTAGTTTTCATAATATTAATGTTAGAAGTAAGTGCTCACTTCACATAGAGCATTCGGACGCTTCGCCGGCGACTATTCCAGAATCACTAACGGCACATGGATTGGACGACAAGCATTCATAGCGATAAAGAATGGCAAGAACCTTTCGCCTAAGAACCCAGGATATCTCCATGGTAGTGGTTCGGTTGTTGTCTGTTGTGTTGGGTATGCGGTCTTAGCATACATCCAAATGTACTCATAGATTTCAAACAACTCACTCACATACTTTTTGAACAGTTGTTTACGCATAATATAACAAGTTTCAAAACTTGCCGTTCTACCCTTAGTGAACCAATCGAGGTTGTTTCTGTAATCAGGCATTAAATCAGTGATTGCTTTCAAAAACAAATCCCAATACTCACGTGGTTGTGACTGTAGATACTGATCCTCAATCGTGCAAGGTAATTGAGTTTCGATGTTGGTAATCACATCATGGGTTTCGAGCATATGAAGTGCTGCATTCTTCATTTTATCGGATGACAAATAATCAGCAGATGCTTGGTTTGCAGCCATGACAATCTTCGGTACTGGTTGTGTAATATCATCAAGCAATAAGTATCGACGGTAGGTTGTGCACCCAAGATAATCAAATTGTCCATACTTCCACAACCAATACTCGGATGCTTGTTGACCCATCGCTTTCAAAAATTCAAGTTCAGATGCGTGAGCATAGTAATGCTGATATTCTTGAATTCGTTTTTGTTCTCTTGATGTATTGATCCACACACCTTCTTTGCTTGGTGGATAGTATTCATAAGCACCTGTGCCACCAGCATATGCTGCTCTCATCCAAGAAGAGTTATGATTGAATGGAAAGTCCTTGTGAAAGTGACTCAACATTAGAATATCATTCACTTGTTGGTTCCCTCTTCTTCTTGAACTCAATCTTCGGTGCAATGATAGCGGAGATCATAGCATCACGAAAATCCTTTTTACGTTCGGGTTCCATACTACTCAACAAAACCTTTAGTGGTTTTGACATCTTAAAGTTTGAATTTGGTTTCATTACCATGCCCAAGAAACAAATGAGTATCTAGTACCTTCAGTTACCAGTTTGACCTCATGTGGATATAAAAAGTTTGAAGGGAATATCATTATCTCACCTGCTTTAAGTTCTACAACTTGATCTTCCCAAAATACAAGTTCACCGCCTTTGTACTCGTTGTTCAATCCACCAAGAATGGTAAGTGTTGGGATACCCTTTCGTTGACCATCAAACATAGAGTGAATGTGATCACAATGAAGTTTCATTTGTGTGTCAGTACGATATCTATTGAAACGAACTTCTGAGTATCCATTCCAACTGATAAACCATCCTGTCATGTTCAATTCTTGCACATATTTTTTTAAACCATTCCATATCTCTTTCATGATTAGGTCTTTTGTTTCGATCTGAGAATATGCTACCGAAAGTTCATGCTCATATGAATGATATGTTCCTTCTGCTGAATTGTAAAATTGATGTGTCTTAAACTCTTCATCTTTCTGTTCAAGAGCCTTGACTGTTCGGATACAATCTTCTTCAGAGAGTACCTTATAAAC